GGTATAGTTCTTTCCATAGCAGTCTTTGCAGTCGCCGTGGAGATCAAGGACTAATGGCAGGTATCGGCAAGTATAGTCATGCAAAATTAGTATCTATAATAAAGCAAACTCACACTAAAGATGACCCGGATCACAATGATGCAAATCCGGGCGGATCCAACAGGCAGTTACAATTTAATGATAATGGCTCTTTCGGGGCAGTAACTTCTATAATTTTCGACGGAAATGATTTAACCATTTCCGATGATAAGAAGCTGCATTTTGGAGATGGACAAGATGCACACATCGAATATGATGAAAATGGGCAAGATTTTTTGGTTATCTCTGGCTCTTCCGCAGGCATCAAACTAAAGGGAACCAAGGTTGAGATAGACGGCACTTTAGAGGGCGGCTCTCCACTTAAAATAGGCGGAGAGGTTCAATTTGTTGGCGGAGGCGGCGCAGCATTTAATTTTGGTCCAAACAATGAAGCAAGAATACTTTTTCAGGATTCCCCAAGCAATGCTCTGGTTATATCAGGCAGTTCTGCAAACGGAGGATTAACTATATCAGGATCAGCATTAAATATAGGATGCTTTGTTGGGATTGGTGTTGGTGAGGGGAATGTAACACATGCTTTAACTTTGCCAAATAATAGTGATGCCAGTGGGCAAGCTAAAGCGAATGCGTTTTTCACATACTCTTCAATAAGGTACAAGGAGGGTGTTGAACCACTTGAATCCGCCATCAGCACGATCAACAAACTTCAGGGGGTATCGTATAGTTGGAAGGATACTGGAAAGAGAGACTTTGGATTTATTGCCGAGGATGTTGGAAAAGTAATACCAGAGATTGTCGAATGGAGTCAGGATTCTCAATATGCAAATACAATGGATTATACTAGGATTATTTCTTTCTTGGTAGAGGCTGTAAAAGAGCAGCAAAAGAAAATAGATCTTTTGGCTGAAAAACTAGATAAATTAGGTGTATAATAGTTTGAAATGAAAAAGAAAGATTATAATTGGATAGTAAAAATAGAAAAAGCCATATCGGAAAAATATGGGAACATTGCAATACAAAATCCGCGCTCTTTTTGGAATGAAAAAAAAGAAGCCAGCTACCTTGATCAAATAAAGCAAAGATACAAAAAAGATAATAAGCAAAGGGAAAGCGTCGAAAAGATTAACAAAGATGGTTTTTTCCTTTCAAAAAAACTACTTACTAGAGACGAAGATCGTGTTTGTCCAACTTGCTTTGAATACTCGTTTAATTTGAAAGACGATTTATATATGAACAAGTATGATTGCTGCTGGAAGTGTTATGTGCATTTTGTTGAAGGTAGGGAAGATCGCTGGGCAGACATAGACCAAAGAGTAGAGTTTTTAGGAAACTTTTATAAGGGGAAAGATAATGGCTAATGTTTTAGATGTCATACAAACAATTCAAAATATTGTATCGGCTAAAGGTTATGATGGAGCACTCGACGAAGAAGGAAGCGCAGTTAAGATTGGATTAAGGAGAGAGGTTGACAATGTTGTTACAGACAGCAGGCTAGTCGATGGCTTCAAGGTCAGGTTTCAGGGCAACAAAATGATTCTCAGCTATTCCTCAGAATGCAATATTAAAAATGTTGCTGATCCGAAATTTGAGTCTAAGGTCAATCAAAAAATCGCAGATATTGTGTCTTTCCTCAAAAAAGAATATAGATCTGCTGCTGGCAAAAACCTTTCTCTAGTTCAAGAGGGTGAAACAGATATTCTTGTGCAGAAAATGTCAAATATTAGAACTTGGTACCAAACATCTTCTATCTATAGACTTGGTGGAGTTCCGGGTCTTGGCGAAGAGGAGACGCTCCCTCCACAGCAAAGACTAGAAGAGAGCATTAAAAACTGGATTAAGGCTTCAAGATAGTGAAGATACATGTCATATCAATTAACAAAAAAAGAGAAACTAAAAGAAATTGTTAAGTGTGGCAAAAACCCATCTTATTTTATAAACAACTATACAAAAATTTCACACCCAATTAAGGGTCAGATACCATTCAAAACTTATGATTTTCAAGATCAGTTGTTGGAAGACTTCAATGATTATCGTTTCAATATTATTTTGAAGGCAAGACAACTAGGCATATCTACAATTACGGCGGGATATGTTGCTTGGATGATGCTCTTCCACAAAGACAAGAATATCCTTGTTATGGCAACTAAATTTCAAACAG